GCCAGTTCATGATAGTATCATTTAACGCCCTATCACTTGTTTTAGTCCCTGATACCACTTGTGCTACTGTCTGCTCTACAACCGATTTGAAAACAGTCTGTATGCTTGCTGGTAATGTTGAATTGATAAGATTAAGGTCACTTATAGCTTGTTGAGTATAGGACTCAAGAGCATCGATTACACCATTTCTAACTTTGCCACTAGATTCCCTTTTCAAATCTTTCTCTAGTTGCTCCTTTGTGTCCTTATAGACCTTTAATCCCTCGTTAGCAATGACTTCTCTCAAAAGACTTTCAGCAATTCCTGTACGCTCAACAATAATCTTTAAGTTCTCCTCATTCAGCATGTACATATCGTTGAGCTTTTCTAGTTGCCATATATACGGATTTTTTGCAAGGTCAGTATTGCCACGCTCTTTTAGTCGTTTTATCATACTATCAAACAACTCAATTTGCATTTTAGAGTAAATATCACTCACGCCCTGCATGTGCAAAGAAAACTGTTGGTCATTGATTGTGAGTTGTTGCTTTTTATTGCCCATAATCAAGCCTCGCTAACTACCTCATAGGTTGCATTGAAAATATCTGGCTTGCACGGATAAAACTCACCCTGCACTCCCTTAATAATATAATCGCCCTTTTGAGCTACCATATCCCCTTCAAGTGTGGGAATTACAATACTTAAATCAGAGCATAAAGTATTTTGTCCAATAAATTCTCTGATTTCTTCATAATTTGAGCCAATAAACCTAATAGCCTCAATTTCTACTGGTTTCTTTCTAAACTTCGGCATTTACTCTACCTCCTACTGTCTTTTCTTTTGTTTTTCCGTACAAAGCAAGCTCTGCATCGCTCTCTGGTGGTAACTCCCCATTGATTTCAGCAAGTTCTTTCTCTGCCTCTTCATCTGTGATGTTGAGTACTTTAGCAATACCTCTTTTCTTTGTTGCAAAGCCAGCTGCTACCATCTTCATCCAGTAATCAAGCTCTGCATGTCGATCAGTAAATACACCATCATCCAAATTAATTGAAATATCATCAAGTTCAGGGATTTCTCCACTGTAAATACCCACTGCTTTGCCTAACTCACACATAGAAACACAAAGCTCTTTGATAGCTTGCTCAACAAGTGCCACAATACTATTCCGCATTTGATAGGTGTCTGAGTTCTCACTGACAATCTCTGTTGCTGTCTTGACCCCTTGCCCATCAAATGTAAACATGCCACTAGATACACCTATTTGCATCTCAAATAGTTTAAGCCCCTCTGAAATAGCTGAAATATAATCAGATGAGCGGATAGGAGTGGTAAGATCAATAATACTCCCACTATCCATATTGCCTGCTCCTATTTGCATGTAAACATTTTGGTCAGTATCAAACCGACGTTTAAAAGTAAAGTTCCCTTGAGTATCTTGCACTTGTAATTGTGTCAACTGCTCAGGCACAATCACGCGCCTTTGCCCCATCTTGATTTCCCACATGAATTCATCATACGTACGATTGATAAAATCAATAGTGGTCTTTGCGTTATCAAAGATAGATAAACCAAGAGGGCTGTTGATATCCTTGTTATTCATCCCTGGTGTCTTGAGATAAACAAACAATGGGCGTGATAGTCCTTGTATCGTTGTTACTGGTTGCAAGTCAGGATATAACTCACTCAAATTTACACGATCACCCAGCGTACTATCTGATGTTGATTTGTATAGCTCATTAGTAATGCGGTATAGGTTCTTATCCTTTGTACTCCCTACCTCTTGGCCATCTTGAGTTACCCACTCATGAAACTCAACTAACGTGTAATATACATTCTTTTTACTCTCTGACTTAATTGTCTTTGTGAGGATTGCCGCACTTGATACATCCTGTGTATTACTTTGTAATGGCAAAAATACTGGTGCTTGAATAAATGCCACTCTAACCTTATCTCCATCAATATAAGGTCTCATAGCAAGCCCACCCAAAGCCAGACAACTCTCTAAATACCGCTCAAAACTTTTGTTAAAGCGGTCATTACCTAACATATCATTAAGAAAATCATTTAGCGTATCATCATCTGCTGTGATCTCTGCTTGTTCATTATAGACAAGGCTAGCAATCTTTTTGGCTGCAGTTCTTGCAATCGGCAAGTGTTGCATCTTTCTACGCTTTCTGTCGCCATCGGTGTTGATGTACTCCACATCATCAAATTTAGATTGATAGTAAGCTAGATTGAGCTGTATCCTGTTAAATTCAGATTGTGTTACAGCTACCTTTGGGTGCTCCAAGATACTGTTTAGGTTTGATGTTTCCATGTTATACCTCCCACGGTTGAAAAAGTCTTTTACTTTTTGAATTAAGTTCATTGTTGCCCTCCTTATGAATTACCAACACGCAAACCAAGTATCTTAGAATTGTCTAGTGTAAAATACTGGGCAACATCGCATGTATGGTCATCATCTTTGATGACATTTGGGCTATCGGACTGCAGTGTCTTTTCATCCCACCTGTACATCTTATGTTCTTCAATAAATACCTTGTTATTCTCTGTATCAAGGTAATAAAAGCGACCTTGCGCCAATAGTGATTGGAATGTATCAATCATTGTTACTTTCTTCAATTTAGCCACCGGATGCCATCTGATACCGAAATCAAGATACATCTGGTTCCTCAACGCTCCCTCTGCGCTATCAATCGTATATTGCAAGATAGGTACTCTGTACTTGCTGACAACCGATTGTATAAAGCCGTTGATGTCCTGTGATAGTTGGCTAGGTGCTTTCTTTATCACTTGGCCAGCTGGTGAGTAATACCAGGTATCAAGTAAGATAACCTTACCTTTAGCAGTTATCCCAAAAGCACAACATGCAGTAGCTGACTGCTGATGCCCACCGTCCAATGCAAAAGATATACCTATCAACCTATCATCACTAGGCAAAGCATCTAACGGATGAAATGTACTCATGTTATAGATATTATTCCCTAAACCAACTGACTCACCTAGATAGACATACCTGTAATAATCATAGTCATTCTTTTTTATACGCTCGATATCAGCTAACATCTGATCATTTACAAATCCCAACTCATCATCAAGATAAGTACTAGAATGGCATAAGTAATTATCTTGCGTATTCATTTCCTCATACCACTCATTTATCCAACTGTACGGATTGATAGGAGGGTTATATGACCAAAAGATTTTAACAAATTGAGCGCTTGGATGTTTTTGGCGCATAAATGTAATGTTGGTCTGGTCAAATTCTTCTGCGCTTGAAAATTCAGCAGCCTCCTCATACCAAACGGCAATAATATTCCCAATGTTGTTGGATTTCAACTTTTGGTAGTCATCGAGGCCGTAAAAATAAAATGTTGAGCCTGTCTTTTTGTGACTTATCTTAAATGGGCTGACTGTCATCTTAAAACGACTAGTTAGACCAAACAACGATAGCCCCCATTGGATTTGATTATACACACTATCACGGATTGTATTAGCTACTTTACGGATAATGACAATATTGGCAGTTTCACCTCTTATGATGTACCAGGTCATCATGACAATCAGCTTTAAGGTAACAACCGATGATTTGAAAGAATTTCGCCCACCTTTCAAAATGTTGTAAGGTTTCTTAGATTTCCAAACACTCTTGAAATGAGGATTGACATTTTTTTGAATATCAATTATCTTCATCGTCACCCTCCCAACTATCAATAATTGTGATGGTGTCATCTTCCATCTGTGTATCTATCAACTGTGATTTTAATTTCTCAATCTCAAGCTCTAGTTTTTCAGATTGTTTAGCTGTTGGATATCGTTTCAAGATTTCAGTAATAGCTTTAATAACTGTTGCATTATCTGCTTTCTTAATATGTCTTTCTACTTTTCCTGTTGTTGGATTAAGTATCAAAACCTCCTCATCTCGTTTACCTCTAGCGATTTCAGAAAGGATATAGAGCGCCTCTGTCGCATCCATGATGTTTGACTTGTGCAGCTCTTGCATCTGCTTGTTTATGTACTCTTTTATCCCAACATTTCCCAACAGTTCAGTAATACGATTATTGGCATAACTCTCACTATAACCAGCCTTAATTGCTGATTGATAGCCGTTTCCTGTCTTTATGTACTCATCTGCAAAGCGCCTCTGTCTTTCATTCATTCGCTACCTCCTTTCCAACAAAAAAATCACAAGTATTGCTACTCATGATTTCATTTTATATGCTAAAAGAGGGGATGTTTTACTGTTATTTAGATAGAGGGATGTACTTGTAAGTTGAAACAAAATACTTATCAAACCATTTGTTGATATATGTGTACGCTGGGCTAGGACTTAGATATAAAATTTTTTGACACGCGCCGATCACATTGATATTCTCAAATACATAGACCTCTTTTATCGTTTTTAACATTTTTCTATCTGATTTCTCGATATATTCATCTGTTACAGTTTTCAGATTTACCAAAAATACAGACTGTTCAATATTATTCTCTAAAAATGCCTCATGTATCTTTTGTTCCAAGATTGTTTTTTGAGGATTTTTCTTATCCCTCAAAAAATACCACTTTAGCCAATTGATTTCCCTGCGATGGATAACTGACAAGCGCTCTATTTTCTTCTTCGTCATCCATTACCTCCAAATCTCACTAAATAAATAGACTAGCTATCCAAATCAATAATGCGCATGTAATAATTTTTGATATACTGCTTTTTACAGCATATGAATAATCCTCTTCGGATTCTTTTTTACTAGATAGCGCATGGAAGATGAAAGATAGTAATGCATCCATCCCTAATGCTTGCCAAACTGTAATTTTACTAACAGGAACGATCGTTGTGATAATTTCATTCCATCCGTACTGAACGACGAACGGAGATACAATGATTACAAATACCGCCCCAATGATAATACCTATTTTTTTAGATTTCATTTTTCTTCTCCTGTGATTCTATTTTTTAGCGTTACTATTTTAAAATAATTTGACCCCCCCCCAACTGTGAACTTCTGTAACCACTTTTTCCCATTGAGGTCTTGAGTAAGGATATTTTTTAGGTCTCATTTGTCTACCTCAAATTCCTCAATTAACCACTCCAAATTTTTACGAGCCTTTTTCAAATCTTCAAGACCGTTTTTCTTCTGAAACCGAAGCATATACTTGATTGCATTGCCCCAGCACCATGCTGCCTTTCCTTGCAGATTACCAATAAAATTATCAATCACTTCAATACCTTCAAGACCGTTAGCCCCTTGGTAGTGGCTTGGTTTATTTACGTTATCAATTGTTTCTGGGTTCATGCTGGTCACCTCTTAATTCCATAGTATTCATAGCCGCATGCCACACAGCAAAAACCGTAACTATTAAAATATTCATCAAATACTCCAATTTTGCTATCGCAAACAGGACAATGCGTCCTGCGATATCTTTCTTCTTTGTCCAGACCGTTTAAAATTTTCTTTTTATGTTGACGCTTATTCATCACTCCACCTCCTTAATTTCAATCCCTGGGCAATCGAATACCCAGCCGAAACCAGCTTCTTCTAGTTCTTTGCGAGTGTGATAATATATAGCATTGCCTAAAGTAAAGCCTTTTGTAAAGAAATACCTTTCCAAAAGTTCTCCATAAACCAACGTATTTTCTTTAATATTCCCTTTAAT